AATAGAGGTGTTATATAAAGGAGCTAAAATACTAGGTAACAATGAAATGGTAGAGTGGAAGTTAGCAGAAAACATGACTCGACCTTTTTCAGATACTACTAAAGTAGAAATGAGTTATGCTATATGTGCGCCTAGAATGTATCAAGGAAAAATAAACTCTATAGTTAGTAAGATAACAGGGTTTGCTGATATGATACAGTTAACTCATTTAAAACTACAACAAGTTATAGCTAGGATGGTACCAGATGGTGTTTTCTTAGATATGGACGGGCTTGCTGAAGTTGATCTTGGTAATGGTACAAATTATAATCCAGCTGAAGCATTAAACATGTATTTCCAAACAGGTAGTATAGTTGGTAGATCATTAACTCAAGAAGGAGAAAACTTAATAGAGGTAAAGTTCCTATACAAGAATTACAGTCAGGTGGTGGTAATGCTAAGATAGCTAGTTTAATACAAACGTATCAATATTATTTACAAATGATAAGAGACGTGACCGGATTAAATGAAGCAAGAGATGGTAGTATGCCAGATAAAGACGCGTTAGTTGGTTTACAAAAAATGGCAGCTAATGCTTCTAACACAGCTACAAAACATATATTACAGTCTAGTTTATGGTTAACATTAAGAACTTGTGAAAATATATCACTAAAAATTGCAGATTCTTTAAATTACCCATTAACATTAGAGTCTTTAAAAAGCTCTATATCTACTTATAATGTAGGTACATTATCTGAAATACAAAATTTAAATCTTCATGATTTTGGTATTTATTTAGAATTAGAACCAGAGGAAGAAGATAAAGCTATGTTAGAACAAAACATACAAATGGCTTTACAACAAGGTGGTATTGATTTAGAAGATGCTATAGATATACGTCAAATCAAAAACCTTAAACTAGCTAATGATGTTTTAAAACAAAAACGTAGAAAAAGACAAGAGCAAGAACAACAAGCTCAACAAGCTAATATTCAAGCGCAGGCACAAGCTCAACAGCAAACACAACAAGCTCAAGCTATGGCTGAAGTTGAAAAACAACAAGCTATATCCGGAGCTAATGTTCAATATGAACAAGCTAAGAATCAAATGGAGATTCAACGTATGCAGACAGCTTGGCAAATTAAACAGCAAGAAATGGAGATTAAACATCAATATGACATGCAGTTAAAACAGCTTGAAATAGAAGCAATGAAAGAAAAAGAAGGTGCTATCGAAGATAGAAAAGATCAACGATCTAAACAAGAAGCTACGCAACAAAGTAGAATGATAACACAAAGACAAAACGAACTTCCTCCAGAAAATTTTAAAGAAGAAGTTCCACAAAGCGGAAGACCAGTCTTCCAACCGGAACAACCACTACCTAATCCAGGTATGCAGGGTGCGCCAATGTAACAATTAGTAACAATTTTATAATATTTTATTATGTCAGAAAAAGAAACAACAAAGCCAGAGGTAGCTAAAGAAGTTACCGCTGAAGGTGGAGATATGAAAATGAAGAAACCTAAGTTTGATAAATTTAAAAGTAAAAAAGACGAAACTTTTAAAGTAGATTTATCTAAGGTTGATACATCTCTAGAAGGAAACAACAAAATAGAACCACCTATTAAAGTAGATTTAACTAAAAAACAAGAAGACGATGCCATTCAAATCGGAGAAACAAAGACGGTGGATGTGGGCGAACGAACCGGAGATGGCGAAAAGATGGACGTTGGAGGAACAGCAACCACTGAAGAGTCCAGCACGCCTATTGAAGAAATTAAAGAGGTGGCCGAAGAGCCATTACAAGAACCGATAGTTGAAACACCTAAAATAGAGTTACCAGAGAATATAGAAAAACTGGTAGATTTTATGAAAGAAACTGGAGGTACTATAGAAGATTATACTAGACTCAACGCTGATTATACAAACGTTGATGAAGATCTTTTATTAAAAGAGTATTATAAAAAATCTAAACCTCATCTAAATGATGATGAAATTTCTTTTGTTATGGAAGAAAATTTTAAAGTAGATGAAGAGATAGATGACAAACGCGAGATTAAAAAGAAAAATCTTGCTAAGAAAGAAGAAATTGCAAAAGCCCGTAACTATTTGGAAGACCTGAAAGGGAAATACTACGATGAAATCAAGTTGAGATCATATAGTAATCCTGAACAGAAAAAAGCTATGGACTTTTTCAATCGATACAACAAAGATCAGGAAGTAGCTAAACAAAAGCATGGAAGATTTATTAACGACACTAAAAAACTTTTTACTGAAGATTTCAAAGGTTTTGACTTCGAAGTAGGTGATAAGAAATTTAGATACGGTATTAAAGATCCTAACGCTGTAGCTGAAAATCAATCGAATATTAACAATTTTGTCGAGAAGTTCTTAGACAATGAGGGTAATGTTAAAGATACACAAGGTTATCATAAAGCTATGTATGCTGCTCAAAATGTTGATCGAATTGTAAATCATTTTTATGAACAAGGTAAAAGTGACGGTATAAAAACTGTTATGGAAAGTTCTAAAAATCCAACAATAGGTGAGCCACGTCAAACAGGTCGTGAAGATATTTTTGTTGGTGGGTTTAGAGTTCGTGCAATTGACGGAGTAGATAGTTCTAAGTTGAAAATTAAACGAAGTAAATTTAACAATTAAAATTAAACAATTATGGGTGTATTAAGTCCTCAGTTTGGAGGGTTGATTCCATCATCATTACAACAATTAAATACTACAAACTATTTAAGTTTTACTGGTGGTGCAAATGACTTTTCACAACAATATCTACCGGAAATTTATGAAGCAGAGGTAGAGCGTTACGGAAACAGAACGTTAAGTGGCTTCTTAAGAATGGTTGGCGCTGAAATGCCAATGATGTCTGACCAAGTAGTTTGGTCTGAGCAAAATAGATTACATATTTCATACGAAGGTGTTGCAGTAAACGCAGCTGGTACTCAGTTAACTTTACCAGCAGGTACAACTAACGTTATATTTGGTAACGCAACAATCGTAGTTATGGATCCTACTGATCCTGCGTTCACAGTTAAAGCAATCGTACAAGATTCAGGATGTATTCCTGGTTCTGGTTTAGGTGCTCAAGTTGTAGCTGCTTATGCTTACAATCAAGTTAACCTAGTAAACGGTTCTGGTGTTGCAAGAACAGGATTAAAAGTATTCGTATACGGTTCTGAATATGCAAAAGGATCTACGTTAAACTCAACGTCAGGTCAGTCTATAACTCCTTCTTTCTCACAATTCCAAAACAAACCAATCATTATCAGAAACAGATACGCTATCAGTGGATCTGATGCTGCTCAGATCGGTTGGGTTGAAGTTGCTGCAGAAGATGGAACTAGTGGTTACCTATGGTACTTAAAAGCTGAAGGTGAAACTAGAATGAGATTCGAAGATTATTTAGAAATGGCAATGGTTGAAGGTGAATTAGCTACTGCTGCAGGTCAATTCCGTGCAGGTGGTAATCAAGCTAACGTTCCTTCATTTACAGCTGCTACTACTAATCTAGGTACTGAAGGTTTATTTGCTGCTATTAATAATGGTGGTAATATTCTTTCTGGTTACGCAGGATCTTTACAAGACTTTGATCAAGTTCTTGAAAACTTAGATTCTCAAGGAGCTATTGAAGAAAATATGCTTTTCTTAGATAGAAAAACTGAGTTATTATTTGATAACATGTTAGCGCAACAAAACTCTTACGGAGCTGGTGGTACATCTTACGGTGTATTTGAAAACTCTGAAGACATGGCGCTTAACTTAGGTTTCTCTGGATTTAGAAGAGGTTCATATGACTTCTACAAGACTTCTTGGAAATACTTAAACGACGCTTCTACAAGAGGTGGTTCAGGTGCTTTTGTTAACGGTGACAACATTGATGGTGTATTAGTACCAGCTGGTACTTCTACAGTATACGATCAGTTACTTGGAACAAACATCAGAAGACCTTTCTTGCATGTAAGATATAGAGCTTCTGAAGCTGATGATAGAAGAATGAAATCATGGTTAACTGGTTCAGTTGGTGGTGCTTTCACGTCTACATTAGATGCTATGGAAGTTAACTTCTTATCAGAAAGATGTCTATGTACTCAAGCTAGAAATAACTTTGTTATGTTTGTAGCTTAATTATTATTTAAAGGAAAAGGCGCTTCGGCGCCTTGCCCTTTATTTTAACTATTTAATTATATTATATTATGTCAACAAAAGAAAAAGAACCCAAGGTTAAAGATGCTTGGGAAGTAAAAGATAGAAATTATTATTTAAGAGGAAATAAAGAACCTCTAACATTTACATTAAAATCTAGACATACGGAAAAATATCCGTTACTTTATTTTGATGCTGAAAAAAAAGAACAAAGAGCTTTAAGATATGCGACTAATCAATCTTCACCGTTTTTAGATGAACAAAAAGGAGAAGTTACATTAGGACATATTGTTTTTAAAGATGGTAGTTTAACGGTGCCGAAAGAATATCAAGCTTTACAAAAACTTTTGTCATTATATCACCCTGATTTAAACAAGAGATATGCAGAAGTTAAACCAGTTGAGCAAGCTAAAGATGATTTAATTGATTTAGAAATAGAAATCATGGCTTTAAATGCTGCTAGAGGCATGGATATAGAGCAATCAGAAGCAATATTAAGAACTGAAATTGGTAGTGAAGTAAATGAATTAAGTTCTAAAGAAATAAAAAGAGATTTGATTATATTTGCTAAAAGAAATCCTAGGTTATTTGTAGAACTTGCTAATGATGAAAACGTTGAGTTAAGAAACTTTGGTATTAAAGCTGTAGAAGCTGATATAATCAGACTCTCTGGTGATCAAAGAACATTTACTATAGGTAAAAATCAACGTAAATTGATGAGCGTACCTTTTGATGAAAATCCTTATTCAGCACTAGCTGCATTCTTTAAAACAGACGAAGGCGTTGAAATTTACAAGTCAATAGCTAAAAAGCTTTAAACACATGTAATACTAATAAGAGGCGGCAACCGCCGCCTTTTGTTATAAAAATATATTAAAATGGCAATAAACGTAGATACTGTATATAAAACAGTCTTATTAATACTTAACCAACAACAAAGAGGATATATGACACCTGATGAATTCAACAAGGTGGCAACGCAAGTACAGCTTAATATATTTGAAAAGTATGAAGACGATTTAAACCAACAGTATCGTGTGCCACAAAACGATACAGAGTACGGTAATCGTATAAAAAATATTGAAGAAAATTTACAATTCTTCCAAAGAACAGGTGCTACAGCTTATGCAGGACCTCATTTTACAATAACACCTCATTTTACAATAACACCTACAGACGTGTATAGATTAGGAAGTGTTTTTTACAATGGCACAGAACTAACTCAATACGCACAAAGAAACGAGTTAACACAATTATTACTTTCCCCATTAACTCAACCAACAACTGATTTTCCTATATATTTATATGAGAATAATTTACTATATGTATATCCTACTAGTATACAATCAGGTATAACTATATCATATCTTAAAAAACCTGCTGATGTTAATTGGACTTACAACGTTGGAGCTCTTGGTCAATTTATTTATGATGCTGGAGCTGTTAATGCTCAAAATTTTGAACTTAATGTTTCAGAACAAACAAATGTTATAACAAGAATATTATCTTATGCAGGTGTTATTATAAATGATCCTACTATAATACAAGTAGCTCAACAAGAAACAATGCAAGAAGAACAAAACTCTAAAACGTAAAATATGCCTAGACCAGATGGTGGTTTAATCACCGAAACTAATTTACAATATTACGCGGGTGCGCAGATTATATATACATCGGTAGCTACTGCTACGTATACGTTTACGTTTAACACTGCTTTATCAATGGGTAGTGCCACTAGTTGGAATCCTACAGATCCTGATTATAGTTTAAATAATTTTTATATATACACAAGTCCTAACGGAGTAAGTAATTGGACATTATATAACACAGCTTTTACTTTAACTAACAATTCTACAGGTAGTGTAATTGTTTTAGGAAATCAACAATCGATAGGTACTTATATTAAAGTACAATTAAAAGCTGAAGCTGTTGAAAATAATTATGGTGGGTATGAATACGTAAAATTAAAAGATATAATCAACAATTTTATAGTTGGATACGTAGGGCAAGATAAGTTAATACCTAGAGTTAATAGAACAGATGTTTTATTCCACGCTAAACGTGGATTGCAAGAATTTAGTTATGATACTTTAAAAAGTATTAAGTCTCAAGAATTAACAGTTGGTGCTAATTTAAGTGTGGTTATCCCACAAGACTATGTTAATTATGTAAAAATTTCATGGATAGATAATAGTGGTGTTAAGCACACTGTGTATCCTACTCAACTAACTAGTAGTCCTTATGAATCTCCAATACAAGATCAAGCTGGAAACATTGTTCAGGATAATTTTCAAGATAATGTTGAAGGAGAATCTGTAACAAACTTAAGATGGCAGCAAACAAATCCTAGTAATATAACTGGTTTGTGGCCAATGGATTCTAATAATCCAGATTTATTTATGTATGACTGGTGGGGTGAAAATGCTTGGGGAGCAGGTGGTTGGCATGGTCAAAGATATGGAGGAGATCCTG